TTAAAGAAATCGAAGCAGAAATCGAAATGCAACTTGATGAAGAATCAAGCATGATCGATTTAGTCGGTGTAATTAAATCTGAAATGGATGATGCAAAAGACTTCATCCACCAAGTCGGAGAAGAGAGAGCTGAGTCAACTGAGTATTATCTTGGTGGTGAGCCAGAGGCTACTTCAACTTTACAATCAGAATTTATTTCAACCGATGTTAGAGATACAGTTTTATTTATGTTGCCAAACATTATGCGTACATTCTTTGGCACTAAGAAGGTAGTAGAATTTATACCCAATGGCCCTGAAGATATTCCTCTGGCAGAGCAACAAACCGACTACATCAACTACATCGTTCAACAAAAGAATCAGGGTTTCAATGTTATGTACTCTGCATTTAAAGATGCGTTGGTGAGAAAGACAGGTTTTGTTAAAGGCTTTTGGGACGATTCAATCACAGCATCCACCCATGAATATACTGGGTTAGATCCACAGGCTTATCAAGCCTTGGTACTCGATCCGAATGTTGAGATTGTAGAAGAATCAGTCACCATGGAAACCATAACCACGCTTGATCCTGTAAGTGGTGAAGAAGTGGTACAAGAAATTCCTGCGATGTATGACATTACCATTCGCAGAGTAAAAGCTAAAAACCAAGTATGTTTAGAAGCGATCCCACCCGAAGAGGTTTTAATTTCAAGACACGCACGAGATATTAAATCTGCCTCGTATGTAGCACACCGAATGATTAAGTCGGTTTCAGAACTCGTTGCCATGGGTTACGACCAAGATGAAATAGAAGAGTATGCCTCGTATGCAGGTACAGCACTTGATCCAGAAAGCTACGATGAACAACAAGCCCGTAATCCTTTCGATAATATGGTTTATCCAGATCGTAACGATTCAGGCGGTAAGGATGTTTTATACATTGAACATTATCTTTTCTATGACTTTGATGGTGATGGAATCGATGAAAGAATTAGAGTATGCACCGTTGGTGATGGACTGCATGTGTTAAATGTTGAGCAATGGGATGATTTACCTATTGTTATGTTTTGCCCTGATCCTGAACCGCATACTGCAATCGGATCATGCCCTGCGGATTACCTCAAACCTATCCAAGCAGCAAAGTCGCAAATTATGCGAGATACACTCGATTCGTTAGGGCATTCTATTTTCCCACGAATGGCTGTTGTCGAAGGACAAGTCAACATCGATGATGTCTTAAACACAGACATTGGACAGCCTATTCGTGTGCGTGCGCCAGGAATGGTACAACCCTTCTCAGTCCCTTTTGTTGGCAAGGAAGCGTTCCCTGTTCTTGGTTACTTAGATGAAAGTAAAGAAAATAGAACAGGTGTATCTAAGGCTTCAGCAGGCTTAAATGCTGATGCTTTACAATCAAGCACCAAAGCTGCGGTAGCAGCAACCATGTCTGGCGCACAAGGTCGTATCGAATTAATTTGCAGACACTTTGCCGAAGGCGGTATGAAAGATCTATTTACTTTGGTTAATAACTTGGTTATCAAACATCAAAATGCACAAGATGTCTTCAGGCTTAATGGTAAGTTTGTTCCGGTTGATCCTAGATATTGGGATGCTGACAAAGACCTAGTATGTAATGTTGCAATCTCTAAATCTTCAGACGAAGAGAAGTTTGCAATCCTTGGCTCACTCGCAGGCAAACAAGAACAAATCTTACAAACTCTAGGGCCAAGCAATCCTATGGTGTCCTTACAGCAATATTCAAACACACTTGCAAGAATGATCGAGATGGCAGGATTTAAAGATCCTGAATCCTTTGTCAATACTGAAGTACCACCAATGCCACCCGCACCGCAAGAAACTAAGCCTGATGCGGCTGAGTTACTCGCACAAGCTGAAGCACAAAAAGCACAAGTCCAAGCACAGAAAGCTATCATTGATGCAGAAACAGATCGCATGAAGATTATCATGGACGATGATCGAAACAGAGATATTGAAGAAGCACAGATTAGACTTAAAGCCGCAGAACTTATTGGTAAATATGGAACCCAGGTCAACATAGCAGAAATAAATGCTATCATGGAGCGTGACCGAGAAACTATCAGGCAAACTGCAAAAGACCAAGCTCAAGGACTATTTACTGGAAATGTCCCACAAAATATTTGACATTGAAGTAATGGAAGGAGATATGATCTATAAAGGTTCTGAGATCAAAGCTAAAAATAAAGATCATGCACTTCAAATAATGATACTTATGTCAGGTGGTCAGGTAAATGAAAACTCAGAGATCATAAGTTTCGAGGAGAAAACTTTACACTAATGGCGATTACATACAGAGGTGAAAGATTTAGCGGTTATAACAAACCCAAAAGAACACCAGGCAAATCTAAAAAGTTTGCTGTACTTGCAAAGAAAGGTGACAAAGTAAAACTTGTTCGCTTTGGTGATCCCAAAATGACAATCAAAAAAGACCAACCCAAAAGAAGAAAATCCTTTCGTGCTAGACATAAGTGCGATACCAACCCACCAGATAAGCTAACCCCTAGATATTGGTCTTGTAAGAAATGGTAGGTATAATCCTACTATGGAAATATTAATAATAATTATACTCGTAGGTGTCGTAGGTTATTTAGTCTATGATAAACACAAAGAATTCATTAAAGATAAGATTAATCATTGGCTATGAAACGTAAGTTTAGGAAAGTTCCAAAAACCAAAGGGGGTGTTCCAAAAAAATATGTTTCAGGCGCTAAGAATAAGAAAAAGCGCGAAGCAGAAATCAAACGAACAGCTAAACTTTACAGAGCAGGTAAATTAACACCTGCAATGATGAATCGAATCTCAAAAATGAGGGCTAAAAGTGGCAAGTAAAGAAGAAGTCATAGATAAGTATTCCAAATCAAGCGGAATATCTAAGTCTACACTCAGAAAAGTCTACAAACGTGGGCTTGGTGCTTACTACAGCTCTGGTTCTCGTCCAGGTGTATCTGCTCATGGTTGGGCTTCCGGGCGTGTTCGCAGTTTTGCGACAGGCAAAGGCGGTGCAAGAAAGGCGGATGCAGATTTATTAAGGCCTAAAAAGTCAAAGAAAAGGAGTTAATATGGGTTACGGATATGGAAAGCCTAAAAAAAAGAAAGGCAAAAAGAAAAAGGTTAAAAAATAATGCCATTTAGCAAATATTCACCAAAACAAAAGAAACTTGCTAGAGTTGCAAAGCCTAGAACTAAAATTACTAGCGCAGACTTTAAAAAACTTAAAAAAGCTAAGAAAAAAAGAAAATGAAAAAGAAAGTTAAAGCTCCAAAAGGCTATCATTTTATGAAAGTTGGTAAAGGTTATCGTTTGATGAAAAATAAAGGTAAGTTTGTACCGCATAAAGGAGCATCTACTTCTGCTGAGTTTGAAGTTATTACCAAGCACAAGTGAGTAAGCCTGAGAAAAAAATTAGATTTGAAACCTTTGCTGAATTAAGCAAGTACATGGAAAACAATACCAAGCGACAAAAGAAAAAAAATGAAAAACAAAATAAAAAGCATAGTAGGTAGTTTAGCACCCACACTTGGAGCAGCTTTAGGTGGCCCTTTAGGTGGCCAAGCTGGTCAAATATTAAGTAGTGTATTGGGCGTACCTAACAGTCCAAAGTCTATAGAAAATGCAATGCAAAATCTTACAGCCGATCAAATGGTTGCTCTCAAAAAAGCAGAGAAAGATTTTGAAGTGCAAATGAAAGAGCTTGAGGTTGATGTTTTTGCACTAGAAACCGAAGATGTGCAAGATGCTAGAGATAAATTCAGCAATGATTGGACACCTAAAATTTTAGGTATTTCATGTGCTGTTGGTTTCTTTAGCTATATTGCAATCATAACTCTCTACCCGCAGCCAGAGGCAAACGATGACGTGACGATGATAGTTATCGGCGCGATTACGGGCATATTTACAAGCGTGATTTCATTCTATTTCGGAAGCTCAAACAAAAGATGACTTGGAAAAACTTTAAACTTGATGAATTCAAGTGCAAACATTGTGGTAAAAACGAGATAAATCATAAATTAGTTGATAAACTACAAACATTGCGTGATGACCTAGGATTCCCCCTAGTTATATCATCTGGCTATAGATGTCCCGAACATCCTATAGAAGCTAAGAAAAGCAAGCCAGGCACACACGCACTAGGTCTAGCAGTTGATATAGCTGTTAGTCACCAAAAAGCATTAGAGGTGTTATACAAAGGTATAGCACATGGTTTTACAGGCATAGGAGTTAATCAAAAAGGCAATGGACGATTTATACATTTGGATATCGCAGAAGTGGAAAATTATAGCCCACGCCCTCACATCTGGAGCTACTGACTTTTATTGATATGGAGATCTCAGGCTACATCGTTTGGAATATCATAGTTACTTTGGTCTTAGCACCTTTAGTCTATGGCATAAGAAAAAATGAAGCTGAAGTTAAGCGGGTTGATATTTTGCTCAATAAAACTAGAGAAGAAGTAGCAAGAGATTATCTAACAAGAAATGAACACACAATAGAATTTCAAAGATTAATAGACAAAATAGATAAACTTGATGCTAAAATAGATAAACTAATTACAACTTAATATGAACGGATTTAATTTTTTTACAGGCTTACCAACAGGACTACCAATAAAAAACCCATATGATCCAAATAGGGGATTTGGTAGAATGGGTGGAATGGGTAATACAAGTTACGTTGCACCTGACACGTCTTATTCAAGTGGTTTTGATTATGCAAGATCAATAGCAGGCGGAATACCTGCATCACAAATGATTTCAAGTGGGGTTTCATATTCACCTGACCAACCGGGCGGTTATACACAAGAAGATATTAACAGACCACCCCTACCTGATCTTGGGGTTGTACCTTTGCCAATGCCTAGACCAAATGTTGAAGATGTAAGGATGCCACCACCAAGAGATTTTATGCCTGGTGACTTTATGCCTGGTGATTTTGATATAAGGGATTTTGATTTTTCAAACATTAGACCAAACATTGATTTTAGGATGCCTCAGTTAAACATTCCACAAATGCCACAACCACAAGTCGGTGGATTGTTTGGTGGCCTTGGTAGAATTGGATCAGGTATCACAGGTGCGCAAAACACCTTTGATAAATTTAAAGATGATTTAAAACAACAAGCAATACAAGGTTTATTTGGAATTGGGAAAACGCCACTAGTTAAATAAATGCCAACACACGAAGAAGCTGTCAAGGCTGAACAAGCCGAACAAATATTAAACTCAGATGTATTTAAGGAAGTTGTAGAAAACCTTAAAAACGAATACATCAACTTTTGGTTAAACTCTCGTGATATAAAAGATGTGAATATCAGAGAGGACTTACATAGATCAATTTTATTAATACCTGAGATAGAAAAACATCTTAGAATCATTGCAGAGAAAGGCAAACTCACTAAAGCACATATCAATAAGATTCGTAGCGTAGGCTAAAAATCTTTTCTTTTTTAAATAAATTCATATAAAATACTTATAAATACACATAAGGAGTATTTATGAGCAATAACGGAAAACCGACTGCTTTACAAACTGAAGGAGAACTAGCTACTTCTGCGTTTGAAAGTTTCTTAACTCCTCAAGAGGAAACAGTTAAAGAAGCAGTCACAAATGAAGTAGAAGAGGAAGTCATTGAAGAGGATGAATTACCAGAAGCAGCCGAACTTGAAGAAGAGATGGTTGAAGATGAAGAATCCGATTTTGATGATCAAATTGATGACGAAGAACAAACTGAGGTTGAGGACGAACAAGAGCAACACACCCACTACAAAGTCAGAGTTGACGGAGAAGAGGTAGAGGTCACGCTTGAGGAACTCCAAAGCGGATATTCACGTCAGCAAGATTACACGCGCAAAACTCAAGAGCTGTCGCAACAACGGAAAACCATTGAGCAACAGCAACAAGAATTAGCGCAAAAGGATGCTATTTACGCACAGTTGTTACCTGAGATGGAAACCCAATTAAAGGGTGAATTGGCAAACGAGCCAGATTGGAACAAGTTATATGAAGATGATCCAATCGCTTATGTCAGAGAAAAGCAGGTTTGGGATGATAAAAGAGCAAGACTAAGTGCTGTTAATGCTGAACAAAAAAGACTTCAAGAGGAGTCTTATGTAAAGCAACAACAAGAACTTCAACAATATGTTGAGTATAGTCAAAATAAATTGCTTGAAGTTTTGCCAGAATGGCAAGATGCAGAATTAGCCCAAAAAGAAAAAAATGCTATTCGTGACTATGCGATTAATGATCTTGGTTATACCCAAGATGAAATTAATCAAATATATGACTACCGAGCCTTACTTGGTTTAAGAAATGCTTGGTTGCAAAACAAAACTGTTAAAGCAACTAAGAAAAAACCAACGGAAAAAGCAAAGGCTAGGGTTGCAAGACCTGGTACTACGAACCGACCAAGATCAGTAACTCCTGTGAAGAAAGCAAAACAAAGGTTAGCTAAAACTGGGAAACCCTCAGATGCAGCTAAAGTTTTTGAACAATTATTAAAGTAATTTACAAGGAGTAATATTATGGCAAAAGTAACTAACGCTTTTGATACTTACACCGCAACTGCTGATAGAGAAGATTTAAGTAATATCATTTACAACATCTCTCCTATGCAAACTCCGTTCATGTCCTCAATCGGTACACGAAATGTGAGCAATGTGGTGTTTGATTGGCAAACAGAATCTCTACCTACACCAAGTGCAAGTGGAGAATTAGAAGGCTTCGAACTTTCAAGAGCAGCTTCAACTGCTACTGTAAGAGCAAGCAACGTATGTATGATCTCAAAAAGAGATGCAACTGTAACAGGATCTCAAGAGGGTTCAGATCCAGCAGGTAAAAGGTCAGAAATGGCACATCAACTTGCTATTATGTCTAAAGCCCTTAAAAGAGATATGGAAGAGGCTCTCTGTCAAAAAGGAGCTAAAACAACTGGTAATGCGACAACTGCTCGTGTAACTGGTGGTTTTGAATCTTGGATCACATCAAACGACTCAAGAGGTACTTCAGGTGCTTCTACAGGCGGTGGTGCTGCTCCAACTGACGGAACTCAAAGAGCTTTAACTGAAACTCTACTCAAAGATACACTTGAGTTAGCTTTCTCAAATGGTGGTGAACCATCATTGGCTATTTGTGGCCCACATAACAAACAAGTTATTAGTGGTTTCACAGGCAGATCACAAGCTAGACAATTTGTGGATCAAAATACTGTAGAGGCTTCAGTATCTATCTATTCATCTGACTTTGGTGAACTCAAAATCGTTCCATCAAACAGATCAAGAGAAAGATCGCTTCTTTTAGTAGATCCAGAATTTGCTAAAGTTGCTTATTTAAGAAATTTCCAAACAGTAGATATAGCTACTATTGGTGATGCAGAAACAAAAATGATCGTAGTTGAGTATGGACTAGAAGTGTCCAACGAAGCTGCTCATGGTGTTGTTGCAGATTTAAGCACATCCTAATTATCTGGGACGGATGGGAGTTAGTGCATTTGCATTAGCTCCCATTTTTTTATCTAACTAATATAAATGACACGATGTCATTTTATTTATCTATAAAGTTATTTCCCTAAAAGCCTTAGTCAATGATAAAATTATTAACAATATGGCAAGACGAACAATTATTGATCACAAGACTGGTTTTACCAATGAATTTGCTACGGAAGATAATAAGGTTGTTTATCACACCACCCAAGATATTGCTCCCGTTATAGAGCATTGCAAAGCATTATCAGAGAACAAGCCAGGCAAAGATTTACGCCATGTCGCAGAAGTACCCTTAGTGGTGTATCAAAGAGCCTGTAGAGAAGGCTGGGCGAATGACATGAAACAATGGAGAAAGTGGTTAAATCATTCTGATAATAAAGTCTTTAGAACATGGCAAGGTAAACTATGACATACGCAGAGCTTAAAACTAACATAGCTAATTATCTAAACAGATCAGATTTAACATCTGAAATAGATATATTTATTGATAATACTGAGGCTGAACTTAATCGTAGATTAAGAGTTGCAGACATGATTAAGCGTGCAACTGCTACTGCTGAAAATCAATATCTATCTTTACCTACCGATTGGTTAGAGGCTATCAACATTGAAATTACATCCAATGATTTTAGACCGCTTATGCAAATGTCTATTGAATCGCTTGATGTGTATAGAAAATCAATTAATAACAAAAACGGTCAACCTATTTACTATGCAATCGTTGACAACACTTTAGAACTTGCACCTATCCCTGATGCAAGTTATACATTACAATTAACCTACTACGGAAAGATTGATGCACTTTCTGACTCTAATACAAGTAATTTTGTATCAACGGGAAACCCAGATCTTTACTTGTACGGAGCATTAAAACACGCATCAATATTTCTAATGGAAGATGAACGAGTACCATTGTTTACTGCTCAGTTTGAAAAAGCCCTAGAAGAAATGCGACTAGAGCAAGAGAAAGCTGAGTTTGGTAAGGGTTCTTTGATGCAAAGAAGAAGAACCTACGGAAAAGTTCGTAAGAACATACACTATTGGAATAATAACTAGGAGAAATAAATGGCTGGATTTAGCGATTATTTAGAAGATAAAGTATTAGATCATGTATTTGGCGGAACTGCTTATACTGCACCAACAACATTATATGTGGCTTTATTTACTGTAGCACCAACTGATACTGGTGGCGGTACTGAAGTTTCAGGTGGAGCTTATGCAAGACAAACTGCTACATTCAATGTATCAGGTACATCCCCAACCACAGCAACTAACGCTGCTGCTGTAGAATATCCAACTGCAACCGCAGACTATGGAACAGTTGTAGCTGTAGGCATTATGGATGCCTCAAGCTCTGGTAACTTGCTTGCTTATGCAAGTTTGACTGCCTCAAAGGTTGTATCAAGTGGAGATGTATTCAGATTTGATGCTGGCGACTTAGACATTACATTAGCTTAATAACATGGCCCAAGTAGGCTACGGGTTATACAATTATGGTAAATCCAACTATGGGGATCTTCAGTATCACCTAGCACAAGCCACATCCGCACAAACCTCTTCTATGACTGCTTCAGCGAAGCAGATAGACAGAGGTATTGCAACCATTGCACAAACAAGCAGTATGACTGCTGTAGGCGTGCAGATTGATCGTGGTGTAGCAACATCCGCACAAACAAGCGGAATGACCTCAACTGGTTATAGAATCCATTTAGGAGTAGGTACTTCTGCTCAAACCTCTAGCATGACAGCTATTGGTCGACAAATAGATAGAGGCGCATCCATAGGGCCAGTTGTTTCAAACATGACCGCAACTGGTCGATATACACTTACTGTTTCAGCTACCATAGCGCAAACCTCAAGCATGACTGCGGTGGGTACTCAGATTGATCGTGGCTTTGAAGACATTTCAGGAATTAGTAGTTTTTCAGCGAGTGGTGGTTTAAAATGGACTGAACAAGTTGTTGCAGACACAACTTGGACTGAATTAGGCAAACAAGAAGCAGCTTAAAGGAAAGATTTATGGCAGATACATTTACAACAAATTTAAACTTAACTAAACCAGAGGTTGGTGCATCAACTAACACTTGGGGTACAAAAATAAATACCGACTTGGATACTGTTGATGGCATTTTCAGTTTATCTGGAACTGCGGTTGATATGGGCCAAGTTGACTTCGGTGGTGCAGTTATTCTCAAGGGTACTAACCCAAGTTTAACAATAGGCGATGGCGATGCAGAAGATACTAAACTTGTCTTTGATGGTAACGCCCAAGACTTTTATATTGGTCTTGATGATAGCGCAGACGACCTAGTTATTGGTTCAGGATCAACAGTTGGTACAACACCAGCAGTTTCTATTGATGAAAACCAAAAGGCTACTTTTCCAAAAGTTATTACCGCCTCAACTTCAGCAAACATTACACAAGTTGCAATAACCTCAAGCTCTAACTCAATAGCTTGGGATGCGGCAGCAGCAGCTAACGCATATCATGTGACTACAGAAAACACGACTTTTGCAGCACCAACTAACGCTGTAGAAGGTGCAATTATTTCTGTAGAAATAGCTCAAGGTGCAACAGCAAGAACAATCGCTTGGAACACCATATTTGAATTTGCAGCGAGTACAGCACCGACAATAACAGCTACAGCTAACAAAACTGACATATTAGCATTTAGATACAACGGCTCAGTATGGCAAGAAATAGGCAGAGTCCAAAACCTAGCACAAACATAATATGGAAACGCTACAGCGTACAGCAAATAGAGGAAGCATATCTACTGGGTACGATATTGATAACTCTTTGAAGTTTGAAAGAGCTAATAGCGAACAAATATTTACATCAAACGCGGCATCAGGGAATAGAAAAACTTGGACTTTTAGTGCTTGGATTAAAAGAACTGAACTAAGCCAAGATTATCATACTATTTTTAGTTGTGGTTATAGCAACATACAAATTATGTCTAATGATAGACCAAGATTAATTTTGTATAACGGAAGTAGTGAAGTATATGCTGACCCTGAAATGCTTATGCGAGATACTGCGGCTTGGTATCATATCGTGGTTCAAGTTGATTCAACACAAAGCACAGCATCAGACAGAGTAAAATGGTATATAAATGGAGATAGAATAACAAATTTTAATAATTCTACTTATACAAATATGTCGCAAAACGAAGATTTTGACTTTGGTCAAGCTGGTTCAGGAAGCGATAATTATTTACGCTTAGGTGAGTTTTTTGGTGGCAGTGAGGGTTTTAGTGGGTATATGGCTGATGTTTATTATCTAAATGGAACAGCGGCACAAGCATCTGATTTTGGTGAATATGATTCTGATAGTGGTATTTGGATTCCCAAAGAATACACAGGCAGTGGTTATGGAACTCAAGGTTTTAAATATGAGTTTAAAGATTCTTCTGCATTGGGTACAGATACAAGTGGTGAAGGACATGATGCAAATAATTTAAGCAACATCACAGCCGCAGATCAAGCAACTGACACACCGACTAATAATTTTTGTACTCCACTTTTAATTCAACCTTTTTCAAGCACAGACACCATTACACATACTGAAGGCGGTACAAAACTTACTACAGGTTCAGGTACAGGTTGGCGAACCAATATGGCATCTGTATCTTTATCTAGCGGTAAATGGTATTTTGAAGCAAAACATCCAGGTACGATTGATGGCGATGCTATTATGACAAGTATTGTGCCTACTGCTAGATTTGGAAATAGTGGATATGCAAGTTTCTATGGTGGTCAATCAAGTGGTGATGGTATAGGATGGTACTGGGATTCAACAAGATTTAGATATGATGATGGTAGTGCAATTAGTCCGCCTACCAATACTGTAAATTCAGGTGACATATTAGGAATCGCACTAGATATGGATAATAATTTTGTTTATTCAAGAATTAATGGTGGTGCTTGGCATAATAATGGTTCAGCCGATGGAGACCCTACAAGTGGTTCTAGTGGTACAGGTGGTTTTGCAGTAGCAGACGAACCTCATATGATTTGTACTTCTATGTATCAACCACTTAGAAACTTTTTTGTAAACTATGGTGGTTATAATGCTTTTCCAGTTTCAAGTGCAGCAAGTGATGCAAATGGATATGGTGTTTTCGAATACGCACCGCCATCAGGCTACTATGCAATTTGTACTAAAAACTTAGCGGAGTACGGATAATGGCTTATACAACAATAGATGATGGTTCAGCACATTTTCAAACCACCCTCTATACAGGTGATGGTAACGACCCTAGAACAGTAACAAATGGTGGAAACTCTGATTTGCAACCTGACTGGGTTATTATAAAGTACAGAACAGCAGGAGTAAGCCCATCAACTTACGACAGTACCAGAGGAGCAACCAAAAGACTTTTCACTGATTTTGGTAGTACAGAAGCAACCTTAACAACTGGTGTAAAGGCTTTTAATACTGATGGCTTTACAGTAGGCGATTTAGGAGAAGTCAATACCAATAATGTTCCTTATGTAGCTTGGCAATGGCATTGTAACAGTGGTACAACATCATCTAATACAGAAGGCAATACCACTAATACATTACAAGTAAATACAACAGCAGGATTTAGTATTAGTACGTTTACAAGTGCATCGTCAGGCAACACAACAATTGGGCATGGTTTGGGCGGAGTTCCTGAATTTTTTATGATTAAAGCAAGAAATAATGATTTTGGTTGGTGGGTAAACCATGTTGGTATGGGAGACCAAAGTGATAAATATGTGGCATGGAATACAACAGGCGATGCGGCTACAGTATCTTGGGGAGCGGCACCTACAAGCACCTTGATTACATTATCACAAGCCTTTACAGCTTCAAGCAAAAACACAGTTTGTTATGCTTTTAAAGAAAAGCAAGGCTATAGCAAGTTTGGAAAATATACAGGTAATGGAAATGCAGATGGTACATTTGTTTATACAGGATTTAAACCTGCATTTTTTGTATGCAAAAGAACTGACAACACAGGTAACTGGTTGATGTTTGATAATAAACGAGACGGTATAAATCCTAGTGGTAGATATTTTTATGCCAATGGAGGTAATGCTGAATTTGATTCAACCACAGTATTATGTGATTTTGTAAGTAATGGTGTAAAAGTAAGGTCAAATAACAATGACATAGGTACATCCAATGCCACTTATATTTTTTTAGCATTTGCAGAGAATCCATTTACAACATCAACAGGGATACCAACAACAGCAAGATAATATATAATAGGAATTAATTATGTGGGCATTAGTAGAAAACAACGAAATAAGCAAGGTTTATAACAACCCTAAAGCTATAACTATTGGGGATGTAAACTATCCTGCCAATATTTTTAGCGTATGGTCAAGCGATGATCTTGAGGGTATCGGTATATATGAGGTCGTTATTGATAACACCAATTATAAAAACCCTGAATATTACATTAACACCGATCAATCATTTACTTTTGCAGACGATACAGTCACCGCTTCATACGGAACTGCAACTGCAAGACCATTAGATGATTCAACTGATGATGATGGTAATGTAAATAAAGGCCTTAAAACATTACACAAAGAAGTTATAGATAGCCAGGCTTACTCATTATTAGAACCAAACGATTGGTTGGTTGTAAGAAATCAAGAGTCTGGAACAGCTATACCTTCAGATTGGTCAACCTTTAGAACTAATGTTAGATCAACCGCATCGACCATGAAGGGTTTAATTGATGGTGTAAGCGATGTTGATGGGTTAGAAGCACTTTATGTTTACGACCCAGAAACAGGCACAAGACCTTTAGGAGAATGGCCTACAGCTCCATCTTCTTAATGACACATAAACCAAGCTCTTATACAATAAGGCTATGGCATTATTTCCAATAACACCCCCAGCAGGGATCGTAAAAAACGGAACTGACTACGCAAACAAAGGTCGTTGGGTGGATGGTGATTTAGTTCGTTTTGAGAATGGCTACCTAAAACCTATCGGTGGTTGGGACAAATTAAGAGATTCAGCACTTACAGGTGGAGTTATTGGTCTATTTGCACACAAAGACAACACAGGTGAAAACATCCTTGCAGTTGGCACAAGACAAAAGGTTTATGTTTTATATAACAATACTTGGACAGATATAACACCCGTAGGTTTTGTAAATGATGCAAGCGATGATCCTTTGGGCTATGGTGCTTATCATTGGGGTGTTGAAGATTATGGCGATGCAAGAAGTCAATCAGGCTTAGTTTTACAAGCAGGTTATTTTTCTTTTGATAACTGGGGTGAGGATTTAGTCTTTACCTTTTCTAAAGATGGCAAAATCTACAAATGGCGACCAAACTCAGGCGGTACAGCCGACACCATTGCAACTGTAGTCACCAACGCACCTACAGGTAATTTATCAACACTGGTAACTAATGAAAGACATTTAGTGGCTATAGGTTCAGCCAGTGATCCAAGAAAGATTGCATGGTCAACCAGAGAAGATCGTAATACTTGGACATCAAAAGCAACCAATACCGCAGGTGATTTAATTATTCCCACAGGTGGACGAGCCTTGTTTGCTGTTAAGTTTAGATCCGATGTCATAATTTTTAGTGATACAGGTATCAACAGAATGTATTATTCTGGCTCACCTTTTGTTTATGGTATTGCCGATGCAGGTCAAAACTGTAAATCTATAAGCCCTAAAGCTGTAGTATCTACGGGTAACTTTTTAGCATGGATGGGTGAAAACTCATTCTTTGTTTATGATGGTGTGGTTAGAGAGATTAAATGCGATGTGCATGATTATGTCTTTGACAACATTAATGTTGCAGGTAGAGCCGCATCATGGGGTGGACATAACTCTAACTTTAATGAGATATGGTGGGGATTCCCTGTAGGCGATTCGCAATATTCATCAAACAAATATGTGATATGGAACTATGTTGATAATGTATGGTCGATAGGTTCTATGGATCGTGGTGCATGGATTGACCAAGGTGCATTTACTTATCCAATCGCAGGTGATTCTAGTGGTTTTGTTTACGAACACGAATCAACATCTTTAGATAATTCACCTAGCATTAATTCTCAAGTACCTTTCTGTCAAACAGGGCCAATACAAATCGGCAATGGTGATAGATATGTGCAATGCAATCAGATTATTCCAGACGAAGAAGCAAACTCTTTACCTGGTGTAACCCTTAGTTTCAAAGGTAAATTTACTCCGCTTGGTGCGGAACAAGATTTTGGATCATTTACCTTTGAAAATGATGGCTATACCGATGCAAGATTTACCGCACGTCAAGTACAAATGACAGTCACAGGCAGCAAAACGCAAGACTTCCAAGTCGGTAATATACGCTTAGATGTAAAGAATAGAGGTAAAAGATAATGGATTTATCCTCACAACGACAGTACATACAGCGTGCTATCAATGTTAAATATTCTTTTGCGGCCACAACACAGCAAACAATATATACAGCACCTACGGGTGGTGACTTTGATTTTGCAATTGTTAAAGGTTTTTTAGCTTGCGATCATGGTAATCAGCAAACCAATTTAGATGTATCAATTACCGACACTAGCTCTAATGAGTTTTTTATCTATAAACAAAAAAACATAACAGCACACGCTACTGAAGAATTACAAACTAACGCAGGGATAATTCTACTGCAAGGTGAAATCATCAAAGCACAAGTCAACCATGCAAATATTGACTTGGTTTTAAGCATTATTGAGTATGGAAAAGGCGACTAATATTGTCGAGTTCCCCAAGAAAGATGCTTGGGAGATTGAATGGAATCGCTGTAAACATTGGATTGCGAAGGCTATCAAACACCAAGATTCCTATACATTAGACGATATTGAAGATAAAATAAGGCATGGATTATTCCATTTGTGGCCCGCAGAGAAATCTGTAATGGTCACAGAATTTGTAGTATTCCCACAGAATACAGCATTAAATTTGTTATTTTGTGGTGGAGATTACAAAGAATTAGAAGAAATGTTGCCATCTATAGAGGCGTTTGCAAAAGCCGCAGGATGTAAAAGATTATATGGCGGTGGTCGAAAAGGATGGTTAAGAAAACTAAAACATTTAGGCTTTGAGCCAGAATATTTAATTAGAAAAGAACTATGAGTAAAGGATCAACTACAAGTAAAGCTGAAGTACCAGCTTTCCAAAGGCAAATGTACGAAGATGTTTTCCGAGCAGGAAAATCTATTGCACAACAACCATTTATACCATATACAGGCGCACAAGTAGCTGGCTTTAATCCAGATCAGTTAAGACAAATGCAAGCTACAAGAGGATTGTTTGAGTCCTCAATGGGCTATGATCCAAGAGCAGGCATACAAGAATTAGCGACTATGCAAGCACCAACCATAACCCCGGTCACAGGCACAACTCCACAAATAGGAGATATACCTACATATGGCGGTGCGCAGATAGGAGATGTTCAAGCTCCTCAATTTACAGGTTTACTAGATGTAGATATTGGCGCTTATCAATCTCCTTATCAACAACAAGTTATCGATCAAACAATGGCTGACATACAAAGGCAAGCTGATATTGCTAGAGGTATGTCACAATCAAGAGCTATTGGCGCAGGTGCTTTTGGCGGTTCAAGATCTGCATTATTAGAGCAAGAATCACAAAGGCCATTCATTGAGCAAATGGCTAGAACTGTTGCTGGGCAAAGAGAAAGAGGATTTAGCCAAGCACAACAAGCAGCACAAGCTGATTTAGCTAGACAACAACAACTTGGTATGTTTGGATCTGAACAAGGACAACAACTTGCCTTACAACAAGCACAATTACAGCAACAAGCCGGGCTTTTAGGTTCAGAACAAGCACAACAAAGAGCATTAGAGCAAGCAAGATTAGCTCAACAAACAGGTATGGCAGAACTAGACATAGCTGGCAGAGCAGCCTTGATGCAACCTGAACTTGATCTTAGAACTAGACAATTCCAAGCAGGATTGCTTGGTGGACAGTTAGAAGATCAATACAGAGGTTTAGGTTTACTTGGTGGTATTGGTGGTCAACAACAAGCTCTACAACAAAGAGCTATGGATCAGGCTTACAACGAGTTCTTGAGAGCGCAAGGTTATGGACAACAACAATTAGGCGCACTCACGCAAGCACTAAGTGGTGTACCTGCTTTAATGAGTCAAAGAGAAAAGAAAAAAACAGGCGCAGGCGATATCTTAGGAACTATCGCAGGCATATTTAGTTAGAGGTCTTTATGAGTTTTGGACAATTAAAAACTAGCGGTGGAAACTTTGTATCAAGGCTTGGTGGCTTTGGTGATGATCCAGGCGAATTATTAACTAAAACCGAACTAATGAATTTATCAAAAGATGAATTTGATAAATACCAACAAAAAAGAACAGAAGCCCAACAACAAGGTATGCGAGAACTTGCAGCCAGATTATCCGATGCTTTTGCAGGTAGAGATATTGTAGGTAGAGCGCAAGAAAGAAGAAGTACCAATCTTCAAAGAGAAAATCAAATTAAACAAGAAAAGAAAAGGAAAGAATTAGAACAAATATTTCAAACTAATAAATTGTCTGATTTTGATACAAATAGAGAATA